AAATGTGCGTCTCGCCCTCGTGAACGGTGCTCACTCATGACCGAGATCGTCCACGGCACGCTTCGCATGATGGGAGACCGCATCCTCCTCAAGCCCCTCGACTGGGATGCAAGCAAGACCATCATCGCGATCCGTCACGGCCGACCCGTACGAGGGGAGGTGATCGCCGTTGGCCCCGGCTGCTACCCCAACCGCTACCGCACTGGCACGAAAGACGGCAAGGACTGGAAGAAGTCCTACGCCACGAAAGGCTTCCGCCCGACCGAAGTGAAACCCGGCGACATCGTGGAGCTCGGCGGACTCAACATCTTCGATGGCAAGGGCTACATCTACCAGGAGGTGCTCATCGGCACCGAACTGCACCTGATCGTGAGCGAGAAGGATGTGGCGTGCGTGCGGGATGACCTGAAGGCCGCATGAATGGCAGCACGAGACCGCACATGGACCCCGGAAGTAGTCAGGCGAAAGATACGCACCAGTATGCTGATCAATCGCTTACAAAATCATGTGGCTGGAAATCTGGAGATGAGCAAGACCCAGATTCAGGCAGCCGGCATCCTGTTGAGGAAGACATTGCCCGACATGATTGCGCAGACCGTGATGCAGCGACCGCTGGAGGGCATGGCGGACGGTGAACTCCTCGCAACCCTTCAGTCGATCCGAGGCTACCTCGCTGCTCAAGGCACTGGAGCGGGAGTGGACCCTCCGTCAGAGCTACCAACGGTTAACTAGCTATGCGCCGTATCCCAAGCAGCTCGAGTTCCATGCCGCTGGTGCCTTCGCACGAGAGCGGCTGCTTATGGCGGGCAATCAGCTTGGCAAAACTCTGGGCGCAGGTTTCGAGACCGCTATCCACGCAACCGGTGCCTATCCCGAGTGGTGGACTGGTCGGCGGTGGGACAGGCCGGTCGTCGGCTGGGCGGCAGGTGTAACCGGTGAGAGCACACGAGACAACCCGCAGCGCATCCTCCTGGGTCGCCCAGGCGCATGGGGGACTGGAGCGATACCTAAGCAAGCCCTTGTCGATACAAGCTCATCCCGTGGACTGGCAGATGCTGTGGACACGATTAGGGTGCGTCATGTGTCTGGTGACATCAGCACCATCCAGCTCAAGTCCTACGAGAAAGGCCGCGAGAAGTGGCAGGGCGAAACCCTCGACTTCGTGTGGTTCGATGAAGAACCGCCCGAAGACATCTACACCGAAGGGCTGACGCGTACCAATGCAACAGGGGGCATCACCTTCATCACGTTCACGCCACTCTTGGGCATTACCGGCGTGGTCAAGCGCTTCTATCCCTCGCATTCGGCGATGCCTGGCACGCACGTGACGCAGATGACCATTGAAGATGCCGCGCACTACACGCCCGCCCAGCGTGCCGCGATCATCGCAAGCTATCCGGCCTTCGAGCGCGACGCGCGTATCCGTGGCATCCCACAACTGGGGAGTGGCCGTGTGTTTCCAATCGACGAAGACGAGATCCGCTGTGAGCCCTTCGCCATCCCGTCTCACTGGACCCAGATCGGTGGTCTTGACTTCGGCTGGGATCACCCAAGTGCGGGTGTGCGTGTCGCGTGGGACCGAGACAGTGACGTTCTATACGTCACCGCGGCTCACCGCCAGCGCGAGCAAACCCCCGCCATGTTCTCCGCCTCGGTGAGGCCATGGGGTGCCTGGCTCCCATGGGCGTGGCCACATGACGGGCTCCAGCATGAGAAGGGCTCAGGCGAGCAGCTGGCCGCGCAGTACAAGGCGCAGGGCCTTGCCATGCTGCCCCTTCGTGCGACGTTCGAGGACGGCACGAATGGCGTAGAGGCAGGCGTGATGGAGATGCTCGACCGCATGCAGACCGGTCGCTGGAAAGTGTTCTCGCAGTTGAACGACTGGTTTGAAGAGTTCAGGCTCTACCACCGCAAGGATGGACTCATCGTCAAGAAGGGCGATGACCTCATCAGTGCGAGCCGATATGCGATGATGATGCGTCGCTTTGCGATCGTGCAGAATAAAGTCGTCAAGCCCGCGATGAACGGGATGACGCCCCGGCCGCAGGGCTGGATGGGCTGATTCGATTCCCGTGGCGAGTGGGTAACTCGCAGGTTCAACAACGAAGTTGGAACTTACCTCTACGAGGTCGCGGGTCTATGCCTCTAGCATTCTCACTCCCCGATGAGTCGGCTGATGTCGCGCAGGCGTTGCGTGACCTCGAACCGCAGGCACCCAAGGCCATCAAGGCCGTGATGTTGCAGGCTGCCACCGAGCTCGACGCGTTCAGGCGTCTGTGCGAGGAGGGCGCGCAGGAACTGGAGCTTGCCGCCAACCTCCGTGCCGGCCAGATGGACAGCCAGTCGCGGGCAGATGAGATCGCAAACCAGGTCCGTCAGACCCTGCGCAGTGTGGCTGCCCGGATGCGCTCGCTCGCATGATCGAGAACGACGCACCGGCTGAGAGCGATGAGGACATCTTCCTCGAAGCCTGCGCGCGTCTGAAGATCTGCGAGGAAGCCGAGAGCCAGAACCGCACCGACGGGCTGATTGCACTCACCTTCCGCGATGGCAACCAGTGGGATGAGGAGATCGCGAAGTCCCGGACGCTCGAGCAGCGTCCGGCGCTCACGATCAACCACACGAATACCTTCTGTCGACGGGTGGAGAACCAGCTTCGCCAGCAGCGCCCCCGGATCAAGTGCCATCCCGTGGGCGATGGCGCGGATGTGGACACGGCAGCCACCGTCAACGGCCTGATCCGCCACATCGAGACGCTATCGAATGCGAGTGTGGCCTACGACACCGGGGTGATCAGCGCGATCAACATCGGCTGGGGCTACTGGCGCATCGTCGGGGATTACATCGATGAGAAAAGCTTCGAGCAGGAACTGAAGATCCTGCCGATCCGCAACACCTTCACGGTGTACATGGACCCCGCGGCAGTCATGCCGGCAGGGGAGGACCAGCGCTGGTGCCTGATCTCAGAGGACATGCTCAGGCAGGAGTACAAGCGCAACCACCCGAACGCTGTCAATGCCGAGTGGAAGGCGGATGCCCCCGGTGACATGGCCCTTCTATGGGAGAGCAAGACCCACATCCGGCTTGCCGAGTACTTCCGCATCCATGAGGTGAAGGACGAGCTCTACCGCATGAGCGATGGCTCGGTGAAGCTCAAATCCGAACTCACCTCGAAGCCCATTCTGGCTGCAGTGGGCCTCACCATCGTGGCCAAGCGCCCGACTACCCGTCGCGTCGTGCAGTGGTTCCGGCTCAACGGCAAAGAGATCGTCGATCGCAGAGAGCTGCCTGGCTCGCACATTCCCGTGATTCGCTGCGAGGGCAACGTCCTCGATGTGAACGGGAAGGTGAAGAAGAAGGGCATGGTCAAGGACCTGATGGACCCGGCGCGGATGTTCAACTACTGGCGAACCGCGCAGACCGAACGCTATGCGCTCACTCCCAAGGCGCCGTGGGTCGCGTACGAGGAGACGATCGAGGGTCACCCTGAGTGGAATGACGCGAACCAGCGCAGTTACTCGGTGCTGGTGGGCAAAGCCGTGCAGGGACCGAACGGGGAGCTCCTGCCACTCCCGCAAAGAACCCAGCCAGCCCAGGTCGAGGCGGGTATGTCGGAGGCCGCACAGGGCGCCGAGCACGATCTCATGGGCATTGCGGGCATGCCGCAGGAGAACCCGGAGATTCAGGGACGGGTGATCTCGGGCAACAAGTATCTCCAACGCCGGCAGGGCATGGCCGACCTCACCCACTTCCAGTACTACGACAACCAGATGCTGGCGATCATGTGGACCGGCATCATTCTCCTCGAGCTGATCCCGTTCTATTACGACACCGAGCGGATGCAGCGGATCATCGGCGATGACGGTGTGCCGCAGATGGAGGGCATCAACCAGAAGGCCGAAGAACAGGACGAATCTGGCAACCCCATCTGGCGCGTGAAGAACGACCTGACCGTGGGTCGCTATGACGTGGTGATGGACACCGGTCCCGGCTACCAGACCAAGAGGGAAGAGGGCGCCGAGGCCATGATGGAACTGCTCAACACCCCGTTGGGCGAAGTCATCGTGAAGACCCGCCCCGATCTCATCATCCGCAACATGGACTTTGCAGGCGCCGATGAGCTGGCCGACTCCATCGCACCGACGACACCCGAGGCCC